AATTTAATAAAACATGTTGTGCAATATCATCAGGTAATGGTTTTGAAATTGTAATATCATGATAAATAGGTTTTGATACGTTATAACTTAACATTACATCATGTTTTTAATTATATTTGCAAAATTTGTTTTTGAATTATTAAAATCAGAATTAGAATCATCAAACAATGAAGTTTCATATGAGTTTTTTGATTTACGTATTAGACAAACCGTAGCATCGAATTGTTCTAATCCATTTAGTAAATAAACAATTCCAAAGTATGCATATGTGTCTGAAATTTTTGCTATGAATTCAGCTTTAGAAAATATCAATTTCAACGTACCTAAATCTTCTATAGGCGCACTGAATATATGTTCTTTATTTTTTAAACCCAAATATGAAAACTTAGGTGAAACTTTCATTTGTTTTGAAAATTCTTTGAAAAATGGCGTTGCCAATTGTTTTGGATCAACCACATCATTTTCGATCAATATGTTTTTTAATTTCATCATTTGGTTAAATCCTTATCATCTAATGATCCGCCTGTTACCCAAGCAGTACAACTTCTTGAACCTGCACATTTAAAATGAAGAAAATTGCAATATCCTAAATCTGCTTTTTGAATTGTAGCTAATGCATCAATATTCTTTTCATCGCCTTCTATGCCTTTAGACATACATTTCCACATCTTATCAGAAACGTCAAATGCAGCACAATTGGCACATTTCATTGTTTTAGCAGTAGCTTCATCTATCTTCCAACGCTTTGCAGCATCTTTCCAATAGCTGCCTGGTTTTTCTGGATTTGCTGGACCGTAATAATATTCATCGATTGCATGTTGTCGATTTTTCAAATTAACGTGAATATCTTGAGTTGCAATAGGGCAACCTGTTTTAGCTTCAATCAATAAATGTTTAAGTTTTTCCATTATTTACCACGTTTATGTTTTGAAATTTCAACAGCTGCTAATTGCGCCATTGCAGCTTTTTTAGATTTAGGCTTTTTAGATAATCTTCTACCTGTTTCAGTAGTAGCAAAATAGCCAGCTTCGGTTTTTTCAATACGCTCTGGCATCAATTGTTTTAAATGATTCTTAAATCCTGCAGGAACAAATTGAGGTTGTTGCATATTATATGAATTCATTTCGTCATCATGATGCATTTCATTCATTAAAAAATCCCCAACTTCTTGTACGTCATCTTTCGATGTTGCAATATGATCTGCAGCCCAATCATGACCGTTACTTAGTATTTCTTGAACTTGATCCGGATTCATTTGCAATATTGCATCTACATATTTTTTAATGATTTTCAAATTGCCAAAAAACATATAGTTTGATTGATCATTGCTGCAGTTTTCCGGATCATCACAGCCACATCCGCATTTATTTAAATGATTCATTTTGTATCCTTGTTTCTTTTCTTATAGATCGGCCAATTTTTTGTTTGTTCATTAAGCCATGTTTGTCTATCATCACAACCACAATCTTCATCTAACAACTGTGCTATTCTTTTTGCAAGTTGATCTAATCCAGTTGCCTTAGTTATTTTTTTAACATCATCGCCTAAACCTTTACTTTGCATATCGCGATCCATTTCTAATAGCATTCAATAATTGTAACACCCATGTATAATATTGCGGAGTAATTGGTATTTCAAAAACCTTTCCGCCAGGGTATTCATATTCTTGTTCAGGATGCATCAATTGCATATGTCCTGTATCATCAATACCTAAAACTTTATGTGGAACACCTCGCATTGTAATTCTATTGCTAGGAATCATTGTGCAACGTCCCGGGTGCTGCCACTGTCCATTTATATCTTCAACGCCGTTGGTTTGTTTCATAACTAATTCCCAGCCCGGGCCATCTAATATTTGTTTTTTAGTTACGTGGTTAATTAAGGGGCTTACAACTGATTCATTAATATCCAATTGACCTAATGTCGTCTGTTGCAACAATTCTTTTAAACGTGCTAAATGACCTGAATTACGCAAATGTTTATAAGCTAAATTTTCTAATGAATATTCACCAGTTGCTTCTAACCCAGAACGACGTAGATTTTGTAATCGTTTCAGTATATCTTTGATCTTTATTTCTAAATTATTATCATCTAGATTTAATTTATTAATTTCATATGCATATGGATCTGCTTTTTGTTTGATTAAATCATCATCAATTGTAACTAAATCAGCTGATGGCTTTCTTATCCATTCGCCGCGCATTACGGAATATATACCAACTGAAGAATGCAAGTCATCATTAGAATCTTGAGCATATAACTCAATGTTCATTCCTTGATACGTTAATGGATAATTAACATTCCATATGCTTTTTTTAGCTCGAAGATACTTGTCTACTAAATGAAGATTATCACCAACTTGTAAATAATTTATAATAACATGTAAATCAATATCACTATATTCTGTCCAATTGTAGTTAGCATTGCTTCCAATTAAAACAACATCATATACATCAGCATCCGTTTCTAATGTATCATAAAAATAATCTGCAATTTTCATGAACTTTTTACGTAGCCCAGGTTTTAGCTCATCAGCAACCCAAAGCTTTGGATTCAATGTATTCTGTGTTTGATATTCGTTAATCATTTTATTTATACGTTCCCGATGCTTTTGGTTTGAAAGGATCTTTTGATTTATCTTTCATTAATTCTGAAGCTCCTTGTAATCCTTTATCAGCTCCGATTGCAGTGATAAAATTCTTAATTGAATCTGATGTTTCAACCGTTGTTTCATAAACACCTGGGAAGAATTCAGATACAGCTTTTGCTAATGCTGGCCATACTACGCCATCTGCTGCATCTATCTTATTTTCTGTTGGCAAACTAGTGCCATCCCATTCCAAACCAGCCGATTCTAATACATCGTGTATTTCATTCCATATAATGTCTAGAGACTTTCTCGTAGATAAATTGATATCCGTAAATATAGTTTTACCTGCAGGAATCATATCTCTACTCAATACAGTCTTAAGATTATTCAAATCATTAGTTTTAAATGTATTGAATATAGGTGAATTGGTTTTAATTGATCGATTGATTACTGTAGTTGCTACTTTATTATATACATCTGTAGCCTCATTTTGTAAATAACGAAATAATATTTGTATGTCTGTAGCACTAGTTGGATTCAAACTTCGTACGTATGATAATTGTGACGGAGAAAGTTGTCGTTCTATTAGTTTTAAAATTGTTGAAAAATCTGTTGTAGGCAATGTTTTTGTTAACGCAGTCAATTTTAAAGGATCGCGCATTTCTCTTTTAAAACGACGTTCTAACCCTTTAGCAATTTGAGCAACTTTATTTTCAGGAAACCATTTCATACCACGAAGCTTAAGCATAATAGTGCTTGTAGTTTTATTGATTTTTTCAATTTGTTTTAATGTTTTAGCAGATGCCCCGGTTAAATCTGTTACAGACTTAAATGATGTTTTTCGTCCAACTTTTTTAGCATTAGCAAGTTCTTCAATTGATTTTCCATTAATACGAAGCCAATTTGCAAAATCATCTAATTGTTGTATGATATCATCTGCAGCTTTATTTGATATAGGTGCTTTTTTAATAGTACTATATGATGAACGTAAAACACTTTCTAATGATTCTAAACCATTTCCAATTTTTGCTAAATCTCTAGGTTTAATTACACCAGTTTCAACTAATTCATCCCACATTTTCATTTGTGCTGATATATCATCACTTCCTTTAAACGAAGCCCGGATCAGTTTTTCTAATTTTGCAAGACGAGCTCCTTTATATATTGATTTAGCTGTTACTTTTATTACAGAACCAATAATTGGAATAACTGCTATAACAGAAAAGAATGCATCAAAATATTTACCACGAGCAGCATATATTGATGCATTAATTATGTCAATTATATCTCCATAACCTGGAATGAATCCTAACCAATCCATTACGGTTTGCAAATAATCTATCCAAGTATTAGGTTGTTCCTTTTTTGCTTTTGGTTCTGCTTTTATAGCATTTTCTTTAGATAATGTTAAAACCGGTTTGCCTCCTTGCATTGAAATCTTGCCAACTTTCCATGCAGTTTTTTTGTGACGTTCTGGGTGCGGTTCATTCCACAATACGATAACGCCATTTTTAGTTTCATAACCTAATGTACGAATTTGTCCTGTACTATATACTGATCCATCTTCATAAAACCAAAAACGATCTTCTTTAGTATCTAGTTCATAACCATGCGGATTCAATCCTAAAGCAAATGGTTTTGCGCCCATTTGTTTTAATAAATCTTCTGAAGATTTTTTATCGTCTGGCCATGGTTCTCTGATTTTATATGTTGGATTGTATTTAGATTGTGTCACATATTCATGCAATTTTTTAATATTTTTCATCAAGATTTGTTTCTTAATAGAAAATACTTCTTCTACAACAATCTGTTTTAATATTTTATTTTTCATAATACAGTATATTCATTTTATATAAATATAATCATTTCCAAAAGAGCTGTACTAAAATAAGAGAGAATGCTAATGTTAAAGATATTGCTGTTTTCATATTAATACCTTCATCTTTAAAAATGTAAGTCATTAATGTAAATATCATTATTCCAGACACAAAAGAAAGAAACCTGCCTGGCCAAAAGGCACCGGCAAAGCCCGATACTGATAATCTAGTTGCTTCCATAAATGCCCATGTTATTGGAACTCCTAATAACATTAATGAGAATCTATATTCTTTTGCCCATGGCCAAATTAGTGGCCCGTTGGTTTGAACCCAAACAACAATTTGACCAAATAAAAATATTAAAAATGAATAGGCTAAATGTTTATAGTTCATAATAAATAATAAGGAATATTATGATTATATCCAAATTATTTACGATCGCCTTTATGTAGATCTACTTTGTCTAGAATTGCATTCAATGCTTCTATTTGAATAAATCCAGACATCGATGCATTTTTTAATGCACTAATTAATTGAAATATAATAAAAGGGACTAGAACGGTCTCACTTAACCAACTAGTCCCTTTAAATCCTTTTTCAACCATTAACAACACAGTAAGAAGAATAATCCATGTTACTAAAGTTTTTAAAACTTTTAGTGCCTTATAGGTTTGAAAACCTTCTCGTTTTACTCCAGCAATTACGCCAAAGAAGCCATCTGCCATTACTACTCCAACCAATGCCAAATATTGATCTGAATTTGCCATTGCTAAGTTGAAAAAATAAGTGCAGATAAATGCTGCAAT